TGGTCGTCTCATCTTCCAATATGCTTCGTTTAACAATTCTCGTAGTCTGCATTTCTTCCTTGCTGCTTGGCCCGTCGTGGGTATTTGGTTTACCGCTCTTGGTGTATCTACTATGGCGTTCAATTTGAATGGCTTCAACTTTAATCAAAGTATTGTTGATAGTCAGAACCGTGTCATCCCTACCTGGGCAGACATTCTTAACAAAGCAGGACTTGGAATGGAAGTTATGCACGAGCGTCAAGTTGTGCTTTGCGCTCTATAAATCGGATGAATTGCTGGAAACCCCAAGTGGGCAATCAGCAGCCAAGTCTTAGATACATCTAAGAAAGGTTCAGAGACTACCTGAGGAATAGAGTTTCCTTAATAACAGGTTTAAGCGTCCGACACCAGAAATGGTGATGATATAGTCCAATCCTGGTAGTAATACCAGATAGTTAGGGAAAGTTTAAGAATGCACACAACTTCCCTCTTGACCTTGCAGCAGCAGAAGCAACACCAGTTGCCTTGACTGCACCCGCAATCGGTTGATATAATGTTGAGGAACTCTTCGGAGTTCCTTTTTTTATAAATAATTAAGCACGAAAGAAAACACGAGAATGACTAAACTTTACTCTGAACTTTATAGAACTTGTATGACTTGTGGTAAGGAAAAACTTGCTACGGATTTTTATGTGAGGAATAAAGTTTCTATGGTTCGGCATTCTATATGTAAAGAATGTGATAAAGAGAGAGTGAAAAAGAGGCACGAAGAAAATCCAGAACGCACAAGAAATAATGACTTAAAAAGAAATTATGGAATTACTCTTGACGAACATACTCAAATGTATGAGGAACAGAATGGTGTTTGTGCCGTTTGTGAAAAACCTGGTGATGGAAAGTGGAAGAAACTATGCGTAGACCACGACCATAAGACTGGAAAAGTTCGTCAGTTGTTATGTAGAAACTGTAATATGATTTTGGGTCAAGTTGATGATGATGCAAATCATTTAGAAAAACTTACATCATACTTAAAAAAACACAAATGATAACCTCCACCACATCAAATAAACTCGCAGAAATCATCAGAGATACCTGGCCCAATCTTTATAGACCACCAGCAGATTTCAAACCACCATCAGATTATAAACCAACAAAAGACAAATAAATACTCATAGATGCTTTCCTACATGGAACTCTACAATTCTTCTGAAGATTATTTGTATCATCTACATACAACCTCTTCATCAGATGCAAAACGAATGTGGAGACAATCAATAAAAGAAAAGTGGAATAACAAATGTGCCTATTGTGGAAGCACAAATAGACTTACGATTGATCATGTAGTACCACAATGTAAAGGTGGTAGCGATTTTCTAACAAATATGGTATGCTGTTGTGAAAATTGCAATCGTTCCAAGGCTCATAGTGATTGGGAAACCTGGTATTATAATCAAGACTTCTTTACAGAAGAAAGATGTGATGCCATTTTGAATTGGTTGAAACCACAAACCAATCCAAATCTATACAAGTATGGAACGAGAAGAAACAATGCATCCTGAACCTCCTCGGATTTTTTGTTGACACACCAAGCAATTTCGAGTAGAATAAATTTGTCCAACTTGATCTTGTCATGATTCCGCGTTCCCTTTTTGTCATGAGTGCGTTGGCTCTTTTTGCTCCAACGATTGCTAATGCCCAGTATCAAACCTCCCAATATAATCCCCCATCATTCTTCTCTCCTGGTGGCGGTGGTGCTCCTATAGTCGTTCCTCCAACAGTCATTATGGCTGGTGAACAGGGCGCATCTAAAAAGTCTTGTAGAGAAAATGTGATTGATCTATTTTTGATTTCGTGGAGGACCCGAACCGGGGATTGCAGTCAATGAAAGAATGGATTACTCTCTCGTTTAGTTTTATTATCTTTATGGGCATTGGAGTTTCATTTGCACAACTGTGTTTATATACTCCAGAAAGACATAACTCAATTATGGTGATTCGTTAGAATTTTATAAATAAAATTTATGGATCCCGATAGTATTAACCCCCTATTTTATCAGATAGGGGGATTTATAATAGGAATTTTAACCTTAATCCTACCAATAATTTTAATCTTATGAAGTTTACAGTTTATTCAAAGGATGGCTGCCCTTATTGCAGCAAAATCAAACAGGTGCTAGAATTGTCAAACCTTGAGCACGTTGTTTATAATCTTGGAGAAAATTTTGATAGGCAACAGTTTTATGCCGAATTTGGTGAAGGTTCTACATTTCCTCAAGTAATTCTAAATGATGAACAACATCTTGGTGGTTGTTCAGATACCGTAAGATATCTACAGGAACAAAAATTGGTTTGATAAAAAGTTTCTTATGATAGAAGACGAAGAAGAAAAAAGCAAACTAAATAAAAATGTGCCTCAAATTAATCGGGGCATTGAGTTGTTGCTTAGAAATAGGAGGAAGAAATCATTCGAACCAAAGACTTTTCAAGTGAAGTTTGGTAAAATGATTTCTCTCTTTCAACGAGAGTTTGATTTTTTTGTTGAATTTCACTTTGATATAAGAAAAAAATAAACTCTCCGGAGCAAACAAATGTTAGCAGTAGCACTCACCATAGGCACATTGGTTTCAATAATTTTCTTTTTTGTTGGTGGTATATTGGGATGGATGTTAAAGCAACATTTCTATGAAAGATCTTATATGTACCCAACACATCCAGAAATGTTTGATGAAAATGGGAATATATATCCCGACGAAATAATAGCAGTACGATTTGAAAATGACTATGACGACGACGAAGACACCGACGAAGACTAAAAGAGCTCCAGCGGCGGCAGTTAAATTGCCGCCCAATCCATTTATTTTTGAAATTCTTGATCTTGTAAGTCAACAACGAACAAGAGAAAAGAGAATTCAAATTCTTAAAGAATACGAAACCGACTCATTGAAATCCATTTTTATTTGGAATTTTGATGATACCGTAGTTTCAATGATTCCAGAAGGAGAAGTTCCTTATAAGCAGAATGAAGTACCAATTGGTACTGATCACACATCACTTCGTAGAGAATATCAACAACTCTATCATTTTGTGAAAGGTGGTAATGATAGTTTAACTACGATTCGTAGGGAAACAATGTTCATTCAAATTTTGGAAGGACTACATCCTCGTGAAGCAGAAATTCTCTGCCTTGTAAAGGATAAAAAACTGAGTACCAAATACAAAGTAGATTTAGATCTTATTAAGGAGGCATACCCTGATATTACTTGGGGTGGACGTTCGTGAATAGAACTGATAATGCTGTAAAAAATACTCAGGAGGAGTCAATTTTGGATAAATCAAAAGAGAACAAAATTGCCCCTTCTGAATATGGGTGTGAAATTCTTTTAGAAAAAACTACTCTACAAAAAGTAAAAGATCCATCATTCCCGAGTGATGCCAAATTAATTTGGTATGAAGTTAATGGAGAAACTCATATGGATCTTTGTCGTGGTAAAAACGTAAAGATATTTGATATGTACTATGACAAATATGGTCCTGGTGCAGTTAAAAAAATTGATTTTGGTTACGGAAGAACAAACCCTAGAGTTTGGGGATATAAACCTAAAGAGGCAAAAAAAAGAAAATGAAAGAAGGATTTGATAATGTTACAAAGGTGACAGTATATAAAGATGAAGTTCAACAACTATTAAAAAAATATAAGAAAGTTAAAAAGTATATGAAGTCTCCTCTGTTTGCTGTAAAGACGATGGATGGAACCGAGAACTATGTGAGCTCATTAATTAAAGAAGCAACAGAGGACCCGGTAGACTGATGGGAAAGCACTACTTATTAAATTTGTATGGATGCTCGTTTGTTCTTTTGAATGACGAGCATTATCTTATTCGGTTGTTAGAGGAAGCAGCAATTTTAAGTGGTGCTACAGTGCTTCAAACGATTTCTAAAAAATTTAATCCTCAAGGAGTAACTGTAATTTGTTTACTCTCAGAAAGTCATATCAGTATTCATACCTGGCCTGAGGAAGGTAAGGCAGCAGTAGATGTCTATACCTGTGGAGATTCCGATCCAAAATTGGGTTGCGATATGGTCATTCAGCAGTTATACTCAACAAATCATACACTCTCTTACATAGAACGATGACTTACGATACAGTCTTTATTTCTGATGTTCATTTAGGAACAGACAGATGTAATATTGAAAAGTTTCTCAAGTTTCTAAATGAACTTGATACCAAGAAACTTGTAATGGTTGGAGATATTCTTGATGTGCATTGTATGGAAAGGTACAATACGCATTGGAGAGCAAGGCATACAAAGGCAGTAGAAAAAATACTTGATATTTGTAGAAAAGGAACCGAAGTAATTTATGTTCTTGGTAATCATGATGCAGTGGCAAGAAAATATGTGAATAATAAATCTTTCAAGTTTGATAATCTTGTCATCTGTAATGAGTATATTCATACTAGTAAGAATAAAAGGTTCTTATGTGTTCATGGTGATATGTATTCTGAGTTCTCTTCTGGTTCTTGGAAGCAATATTTTATGAATAAGGGGTATGAGACAATCACTCCATTGAATAACTTTCTGAATAAAACTATTGGATTTTCTTTGGTAAACTTTCTGAAAGCTCTTCCAAGAGGAAAGAGATTTATTGATAATTATGAAATGGATTTGATTCGTTATGTGAGAAAGTTTGCTTCTTATGATGGAGTGATTGTGGGACATATTCATCACGCAAATATTCGTGAACAGAATGGTACAATGTATATGTGTTGTGGAGACTGGACGGATACTTGTTCTGCGATTGCAGAGAAAGATGGAATATTTGGAATTCTAAAATTTTAAAGAGAGGGTTGACACCCTCTCTTTTTTTGTGTATAATATCTTTGCTAAGGATGAAAAACAATGAATCAAGACAAGCTTAAAATACTAATTAAGAATCTGGAACTTCTGGTTGATTCTCTCAAAGCAGAAGTATATTCAAGTCCAGAAGCTTATGTGTATGAAAAAATTGCACCTTATGTTGGAGATGTGAGAGATTATGACGAAGTATTCGAAGACGACGACGATTGAACCTATTATGGAAAAAGAAACTGAAAAATTTATTTTTGCTGTACCAAGTGGAGAAGGAGACTTTCTTGATATTGCGGCACAGAATAATCTTAGTGTCTATGCTACTCACGTCGGGTATATTTCTGCACTTGCAAGCAGTGGAAAAATATCAACCGAAGAAGCATATCAGCAAATCAAAAAACTCACTAAATCACTACGTCAATCTTATAAAACATTAAAGGGAAGTTGGTTTTCATGACTCAGTTAGCAAAATTAATCTCTGTTACTCCTGATGCAGAAAGGCATATTGCATATTGTGCTCGTGTAAGTAATCCAAAAAATCAAGAGAATGATTCTTTTGAGGGATTGCTTAAATATTGTATCAAGAATCAACACTGGAGCATCTTTGAACATGCATTCCTTACAGTTGAGATTAATACCTCGCTTGCGATTGCTACGCAGATCCTCCGTCATCGGAGTTTTACTTTTCAGCAATTCAGTCAAAGGTATGCAGACAGTACAGAACTTCAACTTGAAATTCCTGTACCTGATCTGCGGAGACAAGATACAAAAAATAGACAAAATAGTACAGATGATCTTGGAAGTGATCTAAAAGAAACTATGAGTTTTTTGATCAAAAAGCATTTTGAAGAGAGTTTGAATATTTACAATCTTCTTCTTTCTCAGGGT